GGTGCAACGGCAGAAGGTGCAACCCTATCACAAAGCGACTTTGACATGACTGCATCAGATGCAAATGTTCGTAAAATTGCGAGCTATTTTAGAATTTCAGAAGAGATGTTGTCAGATACACCACAATTGACTTCTTATTTATCAGCGCGTGCGCCTGAAAAACTTTTGGAAGTTGAGGACACACAAATTTTGAGTGGTAACGGAACGGCGCCAAACTTAAGCGGTATTATAACAGACGCAACGGCATTCGCTGCCGGAGATTTGGCAAATACTGTTGAAAGTGCAAACGAATTTGACGTAATTGTAGCATCGCTTAACCAATTGGCAAACGCTAATTACAACGCGGACACAATTCTATTGAACCCGTCAGATTTCCACAAAATCCTATTATTAAAAGATACGCAAAATAACTACTTAAAAGATCAAGTTTATAACGGTCTTCAACCGGTATTTATGGGCGTTAAAGTTGTATTAAATACGGCTATAACTGCGGGTACTTTCTTAATTGGAAACTTTGGCGTTGGTACTCAATTATGGGTGCGTGACGGAATTAACGTTGAGTTCTTTAGAGAAGACGGAACAAACGTTCGTGACGGTTTCGTGACTGTAAGAGTAAGCGAAAGAATCGCATTAACAAACTATTTACCAAATGCATTTGTTAGTGGAAGTTTTGCAACTGCAAAAGCAGCGCTTGAAACACCATAATAAAGGTTTAATCAACCAATTTAAGGGCCTGGAATTAGTTTCCGGGCCTTTTTTTTTATATTTATTTTTAGGCGCCCAACAGATAAGAACGCAAAAAAAACAAAAAAAACTTTAAAAAAAAACTAAAAAAATTTTTTTAATTCTAAAATGTGTTATATATTTGTATCAACAAAAACAATAAACCATTAAAAATTAAACATTATGAAAACAATAACAAGATTAACAAAAGCAAGAAGAAATAAATTAGTATCTATTTTAAGAGATAACGGAATTGAAATTGAATTATCAATTATACCGAATCCATTAGAAGACGCAAAAATTATAAAACTTTTTAGAGATTTAAAAAAATAAAAACATTAACCGGCGCGTTTCGGCGCGCCATAATTTTAGAACAATGAATTTAGAATTATTGAAACTTATTAATAAAGCATTAAACCAAATGCCCAATAGTAAACAACAATTAGAAACGAGAAAAAAAATAAAAGAATTAAAACAAAAAACATCATGAAAACAAAAACCGGATTAACAATTATACACGACGGCAACCGCGTAAACGTGTACACACAAAACGAAATGCGAAAGCATAATAACGACAACAAAATCGAAACGTGGATTTCAAGCGTTTTAAGCTACTTAAATATAAAAAGATGAGTAATATACCAAATCATTATGATAACGGCTTAAAACACGATTTAATTGACGTCATTGCGTCATACGAGTTAAACTTTAATCGTGGCAACGTTTTAAAATACGTTGTTCGCGCCGGAAAAAAAGAAAACGAAATTGAGGATTTAGAAAAGGCGCTTGACTATTTAGAGCGCGAAATTCATCATTTAACAAATAAAATAGACATCAAAAATTTTTAATTATGTGGGGATTAGATTATATTCCAGGCGATGAACCGGAATTTATTTGCGCGGTTTGTGGCGTTCCAATGTTTGAAGACGCCGGAATTTGTTCAAACGCGTGTTTCGAAGCCGATCAAATGTAACATTATGAAACAAAAATTTATTAAGTTTTTTTTAACACTATTATTTGGGGGTTTTGCACTTCGTCAAATAATGGTATACAACGAATTGCCAACGGCGATATTTTTATTAATTTTATCATTATGCGTCGCATTGGCAAACGACAATTAAATTTCATAATTTAATTTTATTGGTTTGTGTTAAAAAGTCAATCATTAATTTGGTTGGCTTTTTTTTATAACTTTACGTTATGAACGCAAACGTTTTTGGGTGCTATACTGAATATCTTTTCGCTGCAAAAGCAATGGAAAATGGTTTGTTAGTTTCTTTTCCTTTGCTGCATTCGTCAATATATGATTGCATTGTTGATTCGCCAAATGGTTTATTTAAAGTACAAATAAAAGGCATTAACGAAAATAACCGAACGCGCAACCGCATTCAATTGGTTTGTCGAAATCAAAACAAATATGAAAAAAAGGACGTGGATTTTTTCGCGGTTTATTCAGCAGAACGCAATGGTTTTTTTATTTTCAAAAACGACGGCAAAATTAAATCATTTACATTGGGTTTGGAAAAATATTCAAAATATTTTAATAACTTTGCGTCAATGTAAGTTTTCATTATTGTTTTCTATTCTTCTGAAAAGGCGTCACAAATTAATGTGGCGCTTTTTTTTTATCTTTACAAAAAATTAAAGGTTATGCAATTAAAAATCAAACAATCAATTTTAAGGGGTGGCAAACGTTATGAACAAGGCGACAAAATAGAGTTGCCGGACAACATCGCACAAAATTGGATTGCCAAAGGTTTTGCGTCAAAAGTTAGCAAAAAGCAAAACAAAGAAAAATTTGAAACCAAAGAATTAAAGGTTGAATATATTGAAATAAAAGACGATGCGACAAATAAAGATTAATTCAACAACCGGCAATGAATTATTGACCGGTCAAAATGTTAAAGATTACGTTCGAATTGACACGTCCGCCGACGATAATATTATTTCCGCAATGATTACGCAAGCGCGCATTTGGTGCGAAAACTATATTTCGCGTGACATTGTTCCTAAAAATCGAACGTATTATTTAGACGCAACCAACGGAATTTTTGATTTGCCATTTGGTCCAATTGCAAGTGTTGAGCAAATAACAATTGACGGCACCGCAACAACCGATTATGAAATTTTAGGTTTGGACAATGAAACCATTGAATTAGATCAAGGACCGGCCGAACGTGTAAAAATAACATATATAACAACCGGAATTGATGACGCGTTAATTAAACAAGCGATGCTACAATTAATATCAACGTATTACGACAATAGAAGCGATTTTGTGACCGGTTCAATTTCAGAAATACCAACGACAACAAAACAAATTTTAACGTCTTATAAATCAATGTTTATATAATGAACGCCGGAAAATTAAATTCTAAAATAACAATCAAACGTTTAACAAAAACCGCCGACGAATTTGGGGGTTTTAATTCGACATTGTCAGATGTTGCAACGGTTTGGTGCAATTTAACAGAAATTAAAGGCGAAATAAACGACAAATTCGGCAAACGTGAACAAGACGTCCAGGTTGAAATAACAATGCGTAAAAATACGGCCGATTTAATTCAGTTAGGCGACATTTTCACATTGGAAAACGAAACGCAAAAATTTAGAATAAACAACAAATTCGAATTTGATTTGGATTTTTACACAAAACTATTGGCGACAAAATCGGAATAAATGAACGTAAATATTAAAATAAACCAAAACGATTTGTTGAAACTTAAAAATAAGTTAGACAAAATGCGTGCGTTCGAATCCAAAACATTGTCCAATGAATTAGGAAAAACCGGATTAGAAATAGTACGTTTAGCAAAACGAGAGGTAAGATATGACAATGGCGATTTAAGAAAAAGTATTTCAGCAGAAACAAACAAAACAACAAAATCTGTTGTCATTCAAGCTTTAGCACATTACGCGCCGTATGTTGAATTTGGAACCGGTGGAATGGTTGATTTAACCGATATGGTTGAATTAGGTATTCCGGAAAGTTACGCGGCACAATTTAAAGGTAAAGGCATTCGAGAGGTTAATTTGCCGGCGCGTCCGTTCTTTTTTAGTTCGGCGCGAATAGGATTTAAAAATTTATTAAATCGTCTAAATGGCGAAATTAAAAAAGCAATTAAATAATGTTAGAAGCTATTCACTTTGTACGCAAGGCAATCATTGCAAAATTAAACGGCAACGTTACAATTAACGGTTCGAACGTTCCGATTTATGGACGCGTTCCAACAAATGCAACATATCCATTTGTCCGCGTTTATTCAGTTTCAAATGACGAAACGGACCAAAACCAAAGTTCATTTAATTTCGAAACAATTACAAGGATTGAATGCGTGACACGATTTGCAAGTGATGACGGCGGAGAATTAGACTGCAATTTAATGGTTTCACAATGTTTAGAACAATTGCGCACACGTTCAGCAAATTATATTGATTTGACCGCAAACGGTTTTAATGTTTATACAAGCGTAAACGAGGGCGTCAAATATTTAGAAGATGATTTGAAAGATTTTACATATTATCGCGCCATTATTGAATTGTCAAATAAAATTGAACAAATCGACGCGGTGGGCGGTTTACAAAGCGAATTGCAAAACGAATTACAATCTTAAAATATAACCAATGGCAAAAATAACCTATTCAAATAAAACAGACAATCAAACATCAGCATTGCCGGCGATTAATAAAGTGACCGCCGCCGATTTAAACGAAATAAAAACGTCCGTAAACGCCGCTTATGATAAATTTGGCGGTTTTGCGTTTTATGAAGACGCAACAACAAGCGGAACGCCTATCAATTTGACGGCGGAAACCTGGACCGATTTAACAAACGACAAAGCCGGAACCGGAACAATTTCAAATTTGCCGTCATATATTAGTGGCGATTTGTGGGATTCAGCAGCAAACAAAATTGACACGTCAAAAGTTGGCGCAAATAAAGTTTTATTAATTAGAAACGATTTTGATGTAACGGCCGGCGCTGCAAATACGCGTTTGGACGCACGTTTATATTTTCCGGACACCGGCAAATCAATTGAGTTTTCACACGATAATATTGCTAACAATGGCGATCAAGTTCGATATTCAAGAACAACGCAAATATTCACACGAACAAGCGAATTAACCGGCGGTTGCAAAATTCAAGTTAAAGTTGATAAAAGCGGCGCAAC